AGTACATTAATCTACTGTCTTCAAGATTGGAGAAGTTTTCAAAAAAGAATCAAAATTTATACAACTGTAGGTGTCCCATTTGTGGGGATTCGAGAAAAAATAAATCTAGAGCAAGGGGATATTTTTATCAGGTAAAAAATAATACTAATTACAAGTGTCACAATTGTGGAATTAACACTTCATTTAATAATTTCTTGAAAACATTTGATCCAGTGTTACATCAAGAATATTGCCTTGAAAAGTATTCTTCTGGATTTACTGGAAAGAATTTTCCGGCGGAATCTCCAAAATTTGACTTTAAAAAGCCAAAATTTAAATCAAGACTAGATTTACCCAAGGCAAGTGAAAATTTATTGTCTAGACATTATCTAGAAAACCGAAAATTAAATCCAGATAAATTTTATTATACCGAAAAATTTAAAGAATGGACTAACACATTAGTTAAGACTTTCGATCAGAAGGCATTAAAGTATGATGAGCCAAGAATCATCATTCCTCTTTATTATCAAAAAGAATTGATTGGATTTCAAGGAAGGGCAATTCACCCAAATCCAATTAAATATATTACAATTATGTTGGATGAAGATGCTCCAAAAATTTATGGATATGATGATGTGGATGTTAGTTTTCCTGTCTATATTTTGGAAGGTCCATTTGACTCCACATTCATCAAAAATTCAGTTGCAATGTGCGGTTCCGATCTAAATTTAACAAATCTAAATATTTCTCACCCAGTCTATGTTTATGACAACGAACCGCGAAATCGAGAGATTCACGCTAGAATGATTTCTCGAATTGATGCTGGGAATAAACTCATCATATGGCCGACGACAATTAATGAAAAAGATGTGAATGAAATGTACTTATCTGGACATGATGTCCAATCTCTTGTAAAATTAAACACTTATTCTGGATTAGAAGCAAAACTCAAGTTTAACGAATGGAAAAAGGTATGAGCAACGGAATTAAAGTTCAAAAAAGAAATGGTACCATTGAGGGTCTAGACCTTGATAAGATGCACATGATGGTTGAAGAGGCTTGTAGTGGCCTCTCTGGTGTTTCTGCTTCTCAGGTGGAGATGTCCTCTGGTCTTCAATTTTATGATGGAATTACAACTAATGAGATTCAAGAAATTCTGATTAAGTCTGCTTCGGATTTAATTTCTTTGGATGCTCCAAATTATCAGTATGTTGCAGCTAGACTTCTTTTGTTTTCTATTCGTAAAAGAATCTATGGTGGCAGGATTGAATTACCACACCTAGAAGATCATATTAATTCTTGTGTCATGAATCATGTTTATGACCATGAGATTTATAATTTCTATTCAAAGGAGGAGATTGATAAGGCAAACTCTTTCATTGACCACGATAGAGATTTTTTGTTTACTTATGCTGGGCTTCGTCAGGTAGTCGATAAGTATCTTGTGCAGGATAGGAGTTCTGGTGAACTTTATGAGACTCCTCAATTTGCTTATATTATGATTTCATTGATAATGTTCTCTAAGTATCCAAAAGAAACTCGCTTATCTTATGTGAAAAAGTATTATGATGCGATATCAAAGCATAAGATTAATATCCCAACACCTATTATGGCTGGAGTGAGAACTCCACTTCGTCAGTTTGCAAGTTGCACTTTAATTGATGTTGATGATACATTGAATAGCATTATTGCTTCAGATGGTGCAATGATGAAGTATGTTTCGGGTCGTGCTGGTATTGGTCTTAATGTTGGTAGACTTCGTGCAATCGGTAGTAAAATTCGTAATGGTGAGGTTGTTTCTACTGGAGTTGTTCCTTTCCTTAAAAAGTTTGAAGGTTCTCTGAAATCTTGCCATCAAGGTGGAATTCGACAAGGTAGTGCTACCGTATATTTTCCAATTTGGCATAGTGAAATTGAAGATGTAATCGTACTCAAAAATAATAAGGGGACAGAAGAAAACAGAGTTCGTAAGCTTGACTATGGGATTCAACTATCTAAAATTTTCTATGAAAGATTCATTAAAAATCAAGATATAACTCTATTTTCTCCACATGATGTTCCCGGTTTATATGATTTGTTTGGAATGCCTGAATTTGATGAACTTTATGTCCAATATGAAAATAACGCAGAAGTTCCAAAGAAAACAGTCAAAGCACAAAAACTTATTCTGGATTTACTGAAAGAGCGAGCTGAAACTGGTCGTATTTATCTCATGAATATTGATCATTGTAATTCTCACAGTTCATTTCTTGAGCAGGTTGTAATGAGCAATCTTTGTTGTGAAATTACACTTCGTACAAAACCAATTCAAGATCTTCATGATGAAGAAGGTAGAATCGCACTTTGTATTTTGAAGGCACTTAATGTTGGTAAAATTAAATCAGATGATGAACTAGAAGAACTTTGTGATTTATGTGTAAGAACTCTCGATGAGCTTATTGATTATCAGTCTTATCCAGTTAAAGCAGCAGAGCTTGCAGCTAAAGAAGGTAGAACACTTGGTATTGGTGTTATTGGTCTCGCGCATTATTTGGCTAAACTTGGATTCAAGTACGAACAACCAGAAGCATGGAGTGCAGTTCATGGACTGGCTGAAAGTATTCAATATTATCTATTAAAAGCTTCTAATAAATTGGCGAAAGAAAAAGGTGCTTGTGTTGACTTTCCTTCGACAAAGTATGCAAAAGGAATTCTTCCAATCGATACTTATAAGAAAGAAGTTGATGCGGTTTGTAATGATCCATACCAGCACGATTGGGAAGGACTTCGCAAAGATATCCTTGAGTATGGTTTGAGAAATACTACACTTACCGCAATCATGCCTAGCGAGAGTAGTTCTGTCACATCAAATGCCACAAATGGTATTGAGCCTCCTCGTGGTTATATGTCAATTAAACAGTCTAAGAAAGGTACAATCAAACAAATTGTTCCACAATACAATACACTCAAAAATAACTATACCTTGCTCTGGGATATGAAAACAAATGAGGGTTATTTCAATATTGTTGCTGTGATGCAGAAATTTTTTGATCAAGCAATGAGTGTAAACTGGAATTATAATCCAGAGCATTATCCAAATAATGAAGTTCCAATGAGTGTAATCGTAAATGATTTCCTCTCTGCTTACCGTTTGGGCCATAAAACAGCATATTATCAAAATACTTACGATGGTAGAAAGGATGATTCTAAAGATGACATTCAAGGACTAATAGATGAAATTATGAATAGTGATGAAGAATCTTGTGATAGCTGCACAATCTAAGGAGAGACAAATGGTAGAAGGAATGACTGTTTTTAACACACAAGAAGTTGATACTCTCAAACAACCTATGTTCTTTGGTTGTCCTCTTGGAGTTCAAAGATATGATACTTACAAGTATCCAGAGTTTGAGAAGTTGACCCAACAGCAATTGAGTTTCTTTTGGAGACCAGAAGAAATTTCTCTTCAAAAAGATAAAGCAGATTATCTAACACTTCGCCCAGAACAAAGGCATATCTTTACTTCTAATTTAAAGTATCAAATTCTTCTTGATAGTGTTCAAGGTAGAGGGCCAGGGATGGCTTTCATTCCCTACTGTTCTCTACCTGAACTTGAGGCGGCAATGACAGTCTGGGAGTTTATGGAGATGGTACATAGCCGCTCATATACTTATATTATTAAGAATGTTTATGCGAATCCAAGTGAAGTTTTTGACACGATCATTAAAGATGAAATGATCCTTGAGAGGGCATCTTCAGTCACTGGTGCTTATGACGACTTTATCAATTCTGCTCATCAGTACGATTCTGGTAGTATGTGGAAGTTTGCGAATGAAGGAGTTGATGTTGGAAAAAATGATAGAATCGAACTTAAGAGAAAACTCTATAGAGCAATTGCGAATGTAAATGTTCTTGAAGGTATTCGTTTCTATGTTAGCTTTGCTTGTTCATTTGCTTTTGGTGAGCTGAAGCTTATGGAGGGTTCAGCTAAGATTATCTCACTAATTTCTCGTGATGAGAGTCAGCATCTAAACCTCACACAAAAGATACTCAACAAATGGAGCAAAGGGGATGATCCGGAAATGCTGCAAATCATCAAAGATGAAGAACAGTATGTCTATAAAATGTTCGAAACTGCTGTTAACGAAGAGAAGCATTGGGCTCAATATCTGTTTAAAGATGGTTCTATGATTGGACTAAATGATAAGCTTCTTTATAATTATGTTGAGTGGATTGCAAATCGCAGGATGAAGGCAATTGGACTCAAGCCATTATTTGACATCCCAATGAAGAATAATCCACTTCCTTGGACCGAACACTGGTTGAATAGTAAGGAAGTCCAAGAAGCTCCACAAGAAACTGAAAAAATCAGTTACTTAGTTGGTGCACTGAATCAGGACATGGACACGAATGCATTCGCAGATTTTAAACTTTGATCATAGAGCCGCAAGGCTCTTTTTTTATAAATAAATCAAGGTAAACAAGAATTTTTTTTGTATAACAATGTCAAAATATTACTTAACAGAAGCTTACGGTGAGCTATATAACCCAAGAAAAGCTGATGAGACATTCTATGAGAATTTAAGATTCGTAGATTATCTCATGCAAGAAGAGATTGAAGAAGTCATGGAATCTCTTCTTTGGGAATTTATGGATTATGGTAATAATCTTGATGAATCTTATGGTCTTATTCAAGGTGTATTTTCTGATGATGTGATTCTAGAAGAAGTATTAACTGAAGCTAGAATGACTCCACGACAGAAAGCTGAAAGAGCCGCAAGAGTAGGCGCACAAAGACAAGAAACACTAAAGCAAGTTGCTGGACAGAAAGCAACTCAAAGAAGAGAAGCTAGAAAGGCTGCTGTTGTTCGTGGTCTTAAAAAAGCTAAAGAAACCGTAGGAAAAGCAGCTTCTAATGTAGGATCTGCTGCTATGGGTGCAATGAGAGATGGTAAACAAGCTGCTGCTGGCGCATATGAGCGTGCTAAAGGTCTTCCTGGTAAAGCCATGGCCGCACTTAAGGGTCTTGCGCGTAAAGGTGCTGCTGCTGCTATTAAGTCGGGTAGATCAGCTGAAAGAGCAGGAAAAGAGGCAGAAAGAACTACAATAACTACAACATCTACCTCTGGTGGTGGTCGCGGTGTAGCACCATCTACTGTAACTACAAAATCTATTTCTGGTGGCGCAAAGCGCAGAGCACTTGGTCGTATATTAAAAGGTGCTGGTAAGGCAATAGCTGGAGCTATGAAGTCTAAGCCATCTCGTATGACCAGAGGCGAATATGAAGAAAGAAAAGCTGGTAGAGCTGCTGCCGCTAGATCTGCTGCTGATACTACCTCAACTCCACCATCTTCACCAAGAAGATATCCAACTGAACCATCCGGACAAACTACTCTGTTTACCCAAGCACCAAAAGGCAAAGAAGTTGGAGCCGAAGTAAAAGTTCCTTCCGGTGGACAAAGAAGATTTGGTGCTAAGAAAAAGCCAAAGAAAGGAGGTACCCAGCGTACTCTAAATCTGAAGAGAGCTGGATATTCTGAGCCAACTGTACAGAAAGAAGACTTCGAACTCCTAGCACAATACATCCTAGAAGATTTCATCAATGAAGGTTATGCAGATACTTATGAGGATGCATTTGAGATTCTAGAAAATCTATCAGAAAGTTCTATCGTGGAACTGACTGAGATGTATCTTGAAGGCTGATTCAAATCTCACATAAAGAAAAGGGAGCTTCGGCTCCCTTTTTTATTCTTCAGAATTCTTCAGATTTAATTACGATACCATAAATTCTTTCTGACTCACTGGAAAAAAACTTTCCTTCAACATTTGTATTATAATAATCTTCTCTTAAAATTACATCTCGTTTAAATTGTTCCATGGTTTCATAGAAACTCATGGATTTTTTATGTGGACAAAGATATAATATTTCACGAAGGAATTTATCTTTTCCTAATAACTTTACATCTTCTATCAATTCATCACAAGAACCAAAGTAATCTCTCCAGTTACTTTCTTTTTTCTTTCGTCTTCCTGTTTTTCTATCTTTTCTTCTTTCCCAGAAAGTTTTCTTTCCGATATACTTTTTTCCATTCTCCAGATTAGTGATAAGATATACAAATCCTTCCATGCCATCTGGCACTTCATCAATAACTTTTCCTTTTATATTCCACACTTGACAATTTTGATTTTATGACTTATTATGTATGGGCACTAAAGTCTTATGGCCATGACAACAGAAGAATTGGTTTTTGATATTCGAGATTGGAGTATTGATCGTTTTGCAAAATTGACCAGGAAAAATCAAATAGAAAACGCAATTGCCTTAGAGGAGGAGTTTTCTGAGTGGCTTGGTCATGGTCTTGATGAAAATATTGAAGTCATGACACTAGATTGACAAATCCTAAATATTCACTTATAATGTTAAATCCCTGTTATGAGCAGGGTTTTTATGATGAGTCTTTGATTTGAATTAGAGCCGTGGGTACTGCCCCTGAGAAGGGGAACTTCTCCTTTACCTATACGGATGTAGAGTTACCGAATTTTAATGCTTTTTAAAACACTTTCTTTTCTAGCCGTTGCTACTGCGGGATTGGCACCTCTGCAAGCAAAGGCAGCGAGCGGCTGCACTCTCGCTTCTCATTATGGTGTGGGGGATTCCTACCATGGACAAATTGCAGCAAATGGCGAACGATATAATGCTTATGGAAAATCAGTTGCACATCGTTGGCTTCCATTTGGCACAAGATTAAGAGTTATAAATCAATCGAATGGAAGATCAGTAATTGTGCGTGTAAATGATCGTGGGCCTTATGTGGGCGGTCGAGACCTCGATCTTTCTTATGGTGCATTCTCTTCTATTGCTTCACCAAGTCAAGGCGTAGCGAGAGTTTGTTATAGTAGGGTATAATAAATAAGGGAGGCGATGCCTCTCTTTTTTTATAAATATTTTCAAACGATTGTATTCTTATGGATTTGCAGGGATTTCGTGGTCTTCAGGAGGCTTATGTTGGGGTTTATGGTGGTAATATTCAGGATGAAGTTGATTTTTGGGTCAGTGAATTCACAGAAGATCTAGACATTTACGATCTTATTCTCACTCATCTTCTAGATGAAGGTTATGCCAATACTCCAGAAGGTGCTGTGGCTATTATGGCAAATATGAGTGAGGGATGGAAGACTGAACTTGCAACAAAAGCATTGAGAACAACTGCAAGAGGCACAAAGCGAGTAGCGAAGGCAGTAAATAAATCGAAAACTGTACAAAATCTCAAGAAAAAAGCAGGTAGATTTGTGGGTAATACTATACTAGGTGCACTGACTGGAATTCCTCTTGAATGAAATTCAACTTCCACTTCGGTAAGAAGAAAGCATCTCTTAAGACTCTTGTGATTTTGAGTCTTATTGTTGCATCTCTTTCATCTTGCTTAAAGATAGAAGAAAAAACAATCTGGGATATTGTTTACGAATATTTACAGACTTATCAACCTAATTCACCACTCATACCTGAATTACAGAAAGATCCTGGTATCGTTGAGCGAGATGTGGAGCGGACTGTAGACAAGGCAATCCGAGACTATGAACGCTTGACAGGTGACGATGGATCTGTTACAATACTAGAACCAAGGCGCTCAGAAAAACCAGTAGACACCTCTGTGTGCTATACTGATGAGTGTCGAGCACTGGGAGGAGAAATCCGAATCTGTGCTCCTTGGGTTGATGGGTGCCCTTAAGTGGGAGTCTTGGCGATCCAATTCTTATGTGGTTTGAGTGGTTTACTAAATATTTGAAGGCAATTTTCAGGTAAATGAAAACTTTTAAAGAATTCATGTATGTTGTGGAGAAATATTATGCACCAGATGAGAATCTTCCTTCTGGTAAAACCCCCATGCAAAAAGCAAGTAATAAAAAATTTAAAGATAAACAACGACAAGAAAGGCAACGAGATTTAACTCAAACTAAAGTTAGACACGGTGCTGATAATCCAAAGCCAAATCCACATGTAAGCCATAAAGATAAAAAGGAAGTAAAGGTAAACTCACATTCTGATGGAATTGATGTCCATCATAAACCATCTGGAATTACATATAGAGTGTATAAAACTCCAGAATCTCCAGCAAATAATATGAATACAATAGAATGGGGACATAATAAAACTCCAGAAACAAAAGGAGAAAAAATTAAAATTGCAAGAGATGCAGAAAGAGTTTGGAATAAACATGTATCTCATCGTTTACCTCATAATACAGTAGCACATAATAGTCCTTTGAGTTCTGGGTCAGACGATTTGGGAAATGAACATAGAAATCGTAGAGAAAGATTGTATTCAAAACGAGGTGGATTCGGAACAAAAGATTCTGAAGGGGATCAATTTGCGAAAGTAGGAAGAAATCCATCCCCCAAACAACAAGCAAAAGGTAAAAAAAGACTTTCACCGATTGAACCAAGACATTTGCATCGTCATACCAGATATGATGATGAATAATAACTTTTAAACTATTTGATCTCTTGTGTAAGGACTTGACAATCCGCTTCTTATGTGCTATGATTGTCTTGTTGGTTTCGGAGATTTGGATCTTATGGAACTGATACTTGACAACCTACTTCTTATGTGGTATGATTGTTTCACTTCCTCGTTTGGCGTAATCGGTAGCCGCGACGGTCTCAAAAACCGTTTCCTAACGGAGTTTCAGTTCAAATCTGAAAACGAGGACTTGACAATCTACTTCTTATGTGGTACGATTGTCTTATTGGTTCTGTCGCCTATTGGTTAAGGCCCAGTTCTTATAAAGCTGTGAACAGAGTTCAATTCTCTGCAGAACCACTAGACTCTTTTATGAGTCTTATACTTCCGGAATTAGCCCAGCGGAAGAGGCAAGCGACTTAAATAATTTGAGCACCACAGTTGGAAACTCTGTGTGTGAATCCACTTAAATTCGGGGAAACCTTTAAAATGGCAATCCCGAGCCAAGCATCGTAAGATGAAGGTGTAGAGACTTAAAAGGTGGTTCCTAAGTCCTTATGGATATGGAAAAGAGAAAGTCCAGACCACAAACGATCTTATGATTGGTAGTGAAAACTATAGTGGTAAGAAAATCGCTCAAGGGACAGTTCGAATCTGTCATTCCGGACTTGACAATATGACATAAATATGTTATGATTGTCTTGTTATGGGCGCATGGTGAAGTGGATTATCACTAGGAGCTTCTACCTCCTCATCTCTGGTTCGAATCCAGATGCGCCTGTTGAAAACAACTAAATAAAAATGCCTTAGTTGATTGGCGTCTTTAAGGTGGAAAAGGAGCAGAAATGCTCCTTTTCTTGTATAAATAATAATGCCAATCAACTACGGAGAATAAGAATTGAATAGAGACCTACTAGCGTCTCTTGTGGAACAAGGTATGTCCATGAGAGAATTAGCTCTTTATTTTAATAAGGGACAAACGACTATAAGATACTGGTTAAAGAAATTTAATCTAAAAACTAAAAATAAATCTTTTACGCAGGGTTATAATTATCCAAAAAGAGTAGATAAAAATAATCAATACTGTTGTTCTTGTAATGCAAAGTTAACTCCAGAAAATGCATATGATAGAAAAAATAAAAATACTTATTCTTCGTACTGTAAATCTTGCTATTGCAATAATACTCTAAACAAAAGATTGTTTTTTAAGCAAAAGTGCGTAGAGTATAAAGGAAATCAATGTCAAAAATGTGGATATGACAAAAATTTAACTGCCCTAGATTTTCATCATTTGAACCCGAAAGAAAAAGAATTTAATCCATCAAAAATGATGAATAAGACTTGGGATACGATTAGAAATGAACTGAATAAATGTGTTTTACTTTGTTCTAATTGCCACCGAGAAGAACATAATATAATTAACAAAAGGAAGAAACTAGAAAAAGAATTTTCGGCTAATCTAGTGAATAATCTTTCGGATGTTATCTTTACTGGTAGAAATACTGGAAAAAATTCTTGTAAACAATGTGATATAGTTCTCACAGAAGAAAATACCGGATCTGGGACTCATAGTAAAACATGCAAATCTTGTGATAGTAAAAATTTTGTTGAGAGGGGAATAAAGGGAAAAGAAAAATCAGTTGAATATATGGGTGGTTGTTGTTCTGTGTGTGGATATGATCAATGCATCAATTCATTAGAGTTTCATCATGTAGATCCAAGTAAAAAATCTCCAACATATTCTAGACGATTTTGTTATTGGGGATTTGAACGCCAAAAGAAAGAACTGGAAAACTGCATAATAGTTTGTAGTAATTGTCACCGCGAAATTCACGCCAAAGATTTGTGGAGTACTTGACAAACCCCCAACAAACATGCTATAATAACTCCAACAACATATAAGACCCAAATGAACATCTCATACGACCTAGGATACTCCGCACGAAACGAAAATCATGATACCATCCGTGACATTCGTATTAACTTCGAGAATCCATCAGATGAATTTCTTATGGAAAATCTAAACACCTGGCTTCGTGCCATTGGAACTGATCTTGAAGTAGTATCAAAAAACTCTTGACATAAGATCATAAATAGGGTATAATTACCTTATTACTGCGGATGTAGTTAAATAGTATAATTTCTGGTTTCCACCCAGAGGTCGTCGGGGCAGAACCGATCATCCGCTTTTTTACTCACCTTCTTGTGGAGAAGGTGAGTTTTTTAATGATAAATAATAAGATCCAAATACACATTATGAATCAAAATGCTAAAAATAAGATGCAAAGAATGCAATACTGAGGTGATTGGGCATCCAGGCCAATCCAGATCTTGCGGCTGTCTCAACATGGCAACCATTAAAGGTGACAAAATATCTGCCATGGATTTATCTAAGATAGTCATGTTAAATTCTTATGTTCAGAAAGAATCAAATAGAGTTCTGACAAATGAAGATATTCGCTGGCAAGAAGAAAGACGACAACGCAAAGTTCGCAAACTTGATTTTGAAGTTCGATAAATATATAAAAAACTCATGAGATTTAGAGAGTTTCTAAATGAATCAAAGAAAGTCCAGGTTAAGGACTTTATGAACTTTGTAAAGGATGAACTTGGCCTAACAAACTTACCTAAAGTTGTTGTTATAGATGACCCACAGTTTTCTATCGACAATAAAACTTTTGGCTGTTTTAATTTAGGTACAGATGAAATTAAAGTCCAGACTGCAAAAAGACATCCATTAGATGTTTATAGGACTCTTGCTCATGAGTTAGTTCATTATCATCAAAAACAAAGTGGTAAAGAAATGAGTGGAGATACTGGCAGTGAATGTGAGAATGAGGCAAATTCAAGGGCTGGCGAGATCTTAAGAAAATACACAAAGACAATCATGAATCATGGATATTAAGATTCGCTAACATGAGATTGACATAAAAATCCTGCAGATTATAATTAGTATCAATATGCAGGAGTGCCTCAATGGACGACCGAACCTATAGTAATTGGGTTAAGATAAAAGAAACTTTTGAGGCTTCTGGGAACTTAGATAATATGTTTTACAAAAGAGCATGTGAAATCGTAAAAACGAAAAAAGATCCATTGGCAAAATTTTTAGGTGATGAGCGAAATTACTGAACAAGACTTAGAAAAATTACAAGAAAGAGTTTTACAATTGAAAATGGTGGAACTCTTCGAAGAACCCAGTTCATATGAGGATGAAGAAGATGCTTGACGATTCTGGGTTCTTGTGGTACTATATACATTAACATCCGGATATCGCCTAACTTGGTCATGGCACCTGCTTTGGGAGCAGGAATAATTTCAGTTCAAATCTGAATATCCGGATCATAAAACTCTAATTTATGAAAATGCAAACATTTACAGTAGAAGAATTTCAAGCAGACTTCGACAATCTGATGACAAGAGTAGAAAACGGAGAATCATTCATCATAAGTAGTGAATATGGAAACGCGGTGATTGTTCCTTATAATGAGATCGTAGAATCATATGGGGGAACTTCCACGGACGAAGATTTTATAAAAATTCATACAGACCACGAAGAAGCGTCATAAGATTTCTTAATCGCTCATCTACTTGACAAAACTCAGCATTTACTCTATACTAAGAACGAATTTAATTCAACACATGTCTGACTATTCTTTTAACTCTAAATTTCGTAAATCAATTTATACACTCACACGAGCAGCAAATCGAGAAATTGATCTTGAATATGATCAACCAAAGCTTTTCAAAAAAATTAAAAAGTTTTATGAGGAGCAAGGAGTAGAATTTTATAACGAATCTGAGGCAGATTACGAACTGATTCTGAGTCTTCTTTGTGAAGATCTTCAGGTTGATGTCCCTGCTTGAGTCATGGAGAGACTTTAAAAATCCTGGTCGGAGCGATCCTTTAGTCACGGAGAGACTTTAAAAGTACTGGTGGAGCCAATGACCCAACACACACAACACACATACAAAGGAAAAACAAATGACACCTTATGAATTACGATTTGAAATTTTCAAGCAAGCATATAATATGTTACATGATGAATACTGTATGAAATATGAGATTTCTAATTTGGAACATCAAAATTCTGGTAAATCAGAATTTCCAGAGTTTCCAACTCTAGATCAAGTTCTTAAGCAATCGGAAATTATCAATAATTTTGTCTCGGAACGACAATAATCTTGCCCTGGTGCGGATGGGGAATTAATTCTCCGCCTGGTTTCCAATTTCCAGTTAAAGAATTGGTGGCGTGCATGGCAGACCTGATCGGAGGAGTTGACAACAGCTCCTCTTTTTTGGTATAATACATATATCGGCCATAACTAAAGCATGGATTTACATTTAACCTATTTTGGTGACAATAACTTTTCTATTGGTAAAAATAGAATCAGAGCGCAAGCAGATAATTTTGGAGTTTTTAAATCTATTTTTGAATATGGTGAAAAAGATTTAGAAAATAATTCATTTTGGGAAAATCACGCAAAGTCGATGATGACTCAGCGTTCTGGAATGCAGCGTAGATACTATGGTTATTATGCATGTAAACCTTATTTTATTCTGCAAGCATTAAATTCTATTCCAGAAAATGATGTTTTGCTTTATGTTGATTCTGGTTGTGAACTGAATAAAAACGGACTAGAAAAACTTCAACAATATTATCAAGAATGTTTGGATACAGAAGGAGTGTTTTTTACATTAGATCTACCAGAAATTCAGTGGACGAAAATGGATACCTATCGTCATATTATTGGAAATGATGATAGGTATCTAATGACCAGACAAATTATTTCTGGTATCTTTCTTTTAAAGAATACTGTAATGATAAAAGAATTGGTTCAAAAATGGATGGATATTTGTGTCGAAGATAGTGGAAGGTATTTGGATGATAGTCCTTCAATGCTTCCTAATAATAGTATCTTTAGAGAAAATCGTCACGATCAATCTATTTGGTCTTTGCTTTTAAAGAAAAAAGCAGAAACGCACGATTTTACCTTCCATGAAGATGACACATATGAAACAATCTGGAATGCTGCTGAATTATCTGGAGTTCCTGTTGGTCCAGAACAAGCAAAGATATGGAACACCTATGGTAGAGAATATCCAATTTGGGCAACTAGAAATGGACAAGTAGATTTTACTAATTGTGAAGTATGATAGAGAAAGTGAATAGACCTTGGGGATGGTACGAAAACTTACAGGAAGAGAATGGATATAAAGTAAAAAGACTTTATATAAAACCAAATGAAAAAATATCACTACAATACCATAATCATAGAAACGAATATTGGGTTGTAGTTTCTGGTAGTGGTACAGTTGATTTAGATGATGTGGTTAGAGAGGTCAAAGTTGGAGACTATATATTCGTACCATTAAATTTCAGACATAGAGTTTCTGGTGGAAATGATGGTATAATGATTATTGAAATTCAATTAGGAAAAATATGCGATGAGGAAGACATCGTTAGAATTCAAGATGATTATGGGAGAATCTAATTTATGAAAAAAGCTTTAATTAGTGGAATTTCTGGCCAAGATGGCTCATATCTTGCGGAACTTCTTTTGGATAAAGGATACGAAGTCCATGGCATTGTTCGTAGGTCGTCTTCCATCAACACAAAGAGAATTGACCATATTTACAATAAACTTCATCTTCACTATGGGGATTTGACAGACTCCACAAATCTTGTTGGTATTATTCAAAAGGTTAAACCAACTGAAATTTATAATTTGGGTGCGCAAAGTCATGTCAAGGTTTCTTTTGAAACTCCAGAATATACAGGGCAAGTTGATGCACTAGGGACTCTTCGTATTCTTGAAGCTGTTAGATTGCTTGGAATGGAAGATTCCATTAGAATTTATCAAGCATCTACTTCAGAACTTTATGGATTAGTCCAAGAAATTCCTCAAAGAGAAACAACACCATTTTACCCTCGTTCGCCATATGGAGTCGCAAAACTTTATGGATATTGGATCGTCAAAAACTACAGAGAATCTTATGGACTACATGCAAGTTCTGGAATTCTTTTCAATCACGAATCCCCTAGAAGAGGAGAAACTTTTGTCACAAGAAAAATCACTAGAGGATTATCATCTGTTTCAACTGGGGAACAAGATGTACTATATCTCGGGAATCTGAATGCAAAGCGTGATTGGGGACATGCAAAAGACTTTGTGGAGGCGATGTGGCTGATGCTTCAGCAAGACGAACCAGATGATTATGTGATTGCTACAGGAGAACAATATTCAGTTCGTCAGTTTGTTGAAGAGGCGGCACCATATTTTGGCATGAATATTATCTGGGAAGGTGAAGGTCTGGATGAAGTTGGTATTGATAAACTTACTGGAAGAAAAGTCATTGGAGTCAATCCTAAATATTTTCGACCTGCTGAAGTAGAGACCTTATTAGGTGATGCCACTAAGGCAAAAGAAAAACTAGGATGGGAACCTAGAACTTCTTTTAAACAATTAGTTGAGGATATGTGTATTAATGGAAACTGATTCTAAAATTTTTATTGCAGGACATAGAGGACTTGTAGGCTCTGCAATTTCCAGAAATTTGACATCTAATGGTTATACAAATCTTTTGACTCGCTCAAGATCACAATTAGATTTGAGAATTCAGAAAGATGTTGACGAATTTTTTGCAGAAGAACGACCTGAATATGTTTTTCTAGGCGCAGCAAAGGTAGGTGGCATTGGCTATAACAAAGCAATTCCTGGAGACTTTATTCGTGAAAACTTACAGATCCAAACGAATGTAATTGATGCAGCATATCGTAATGGTTGCAAGAAGTTGCTATTTTTAGGATCTGCTTGTATTTATCCTAAGCACGCTCCAGTTCCTATCAAAGAAGAGTATTTGATGACTGGGCCACTTGAAGAAACTAACATTTCGTATTCTCTAGCAAAAATTGCTGGATATATGATGTGTAAAAAATACACAGAGCAATATGGATTTCCAACTGTTTCTGTAATGCCAAATAATCTTTATGGTATTAATGATAATTTTATTCTGGAGCAGTGTCATGTAATTCCAAGTTTCATCAATAAGTTTGTGAGTGCAAAAGACTCTGGTGTGGAAAGTGTAATGTGTTTTGGTGATGGAAGTCCAACTAGAGAATTTCTTTTTTCTGATGATCTTGCAGATGGTCTTGTTTTCTTGATGAATAACTATGATGATCCTGAAATTATTAATATTGGACCTGAGAGAGAAGTAAGTATTAAAGAACTTTCTGAGATTGTATCTAACCTGGTTGGTTATACTGGAGAGCTAGTTTGGGATACTTCTAAACCAAATGGCACTCCTCGTAGAGCACTAGATACTTCGAAGATGGATTCCTTAGGATGGAAGGCAAAAACTTCTCTTGAAGATGGTTTAAAAATTACAATTGATTGGTTCCTAAAGAATAGGAGTAATTATGTCCGACTATAAGTGGCCACTTATGAAGAATTCTATCTCTTTATGGGATAGAATTCAACTTGCTAAGTTTGTTTTAACCTCTGATAAGTTTACTCAAGGTAAGAATGTTGAACAATTTGAAAAAGAGTGGTCAAAGTGGTTGGGTTGTAGGTATTCTTTGTTTGTGACTTCTGGAAGCACTGCAAATTTTTTATTAGTCTCTGCAATAATAGAAAAGTACGGTCTCCAAAAAGGTGACAAAGTTTTAGTTCCATCTTGCACTTGGGTTACAAACATCAATCCAATTATTCAACTGGGACTTACTCCTATTTTTTGTGATGTAAATCTTGAGAATTATAGTTTTGACTTAGACAATCTAAAAACCATATCTAAGTCTCATCCAGATATTAAATTAGTATTTGTAACTCATTTATTAGGTATTCCTGCAGAGATTGAAGAATACAAGAAGATACTTCCGAACGCACTGTTTATTGATGATGTTTGTGAGTCTCATGGATGTCTTGATAAAAATGGAAATAAGATAGGTAAAACTAGTCTTGGTGCAACTTTTAGTTTCTACTTTGGACATCATATGTCTACTGTAGAAGGTGGAATGATTTCTACTGATAGTTGGGAACTATATGATTTGATGAAGATGAAAAGGTCTCACGGACTGGCAAGAGTTTCGGACCAATTCAAATACTATGAGAATAAAAATCCAGAAATAGAAAAGTCATTTCTATTTGTGAGTGATGGATATAACTTTAGGAATACTGAGTTTGGTGCTGTGTTAGGACTATCTCAATTAAAGAGGATTAACAAGTTTATTGATAATAGAGACAAGGCATATTTTAGATTTGTAGAAATTATGTCCTCCCAAAAAAATAAAGACAATTTTTATCCAATAGTGTATAATCAAGGTAATAGTTGTTTCTGTTTTCCTTTTATTTGTAAAACTAAAGAAATTAAAATGAAACTAATTTCTTTACTAAACAAATATAAAATTGAATATAGACCAGTGGTTGGTGGAAATCTTTTAAGACAACCTTATCTCAGAGGATATTCAATCAGTGGTAAGACAGAAAACTTAAATGTTGACATTCTTCATGAGAATGGAATCTACATTGGAAACAATCAATTTGTTTCGAATAAAGATATGAATTTTTTAGAAAAAATCTTAGGAGAGTTATGAGTAAGTTTGGTGATTTAATTGATCAGTGCATCAAAGAAACTATTGATGAAGTTCTTTCTCGCAGAGAACTTCCTGATGTTGAATACATTGAGACTGACAATCTAGGTGAAGTAATTGAAAAACTTTCTATTCTTCACACTCGTATGTGGATGTTGGAAGATGCAATTCAGGAAGCAAAGACTGATACAGAAGTTGCTGAGTTGAAGCGTAAAATTGATATTTGCTTTAAGGTAAAGCGTCCTCGTTTAGTGCAAGCAGTTAATCTTCTTGTAGATAATGCTATTGCAACTGGAAGAACACTTCGTGAGGATTCTGTAAAACTTTATAAAGGAGTTGAGTGATATGTCACTCAAGTATATTCACCACCATCTAGGACTTGGAGACCATATTATTTGCAATGGTATGGTACGCCATTTTTGTAAAAAATACGATAATATAGTTCTCTTTTGCTATACACATTACTATGATAATGTGAGTTATATGTATCGTGATTTGGACAATCTAGAAATTTTCAATTTTGATGTTGAAGGGGATGCTATTAGATTCGTTGAGAATAATAGTACTGTCAAAAATAATTTGATTAAACCTGGATTCCAGAATTTGGATAGTTGTTTAGATAGAATGACCTTTGATGAAGCATTCTATCATCTTGCAAATCTTGATTTTCAAATTAGATTTGATGAGTTTTATTTTGAAAGAGATTTGGAAAAAGAAGAAGAAGTCTGCAAAACTCTAAATCCTGATGGGGAAAAATATATCTTTGTATTGGATGACCCCAAAAGAGGATACAATATTGACATGACTAAAGTTATGGATGAATATAAAGTAATTCGTAATGATTTTCAATTCAAAATGTTTGATTATATCAAACTACTTGAGAATGCTGAAGAAATTCATATGATGCAAACTGGATTTCTGGATATGGTTAATTCGTATAAAATGAATAAACCAAAAATTTATAGGCATAATTATGTCAGAAATTATCCTACATCAATTCATTCGAAAGGTCTTAATGAGGTAATTGGAATTGACTGAGACCGGTTACATATCATATTCCGACTCAAGGTTTAATTATCCATATAAAGGTTTTTGTTCT